CGGACAACAAATTAGCCAAGCACAAGTAATGGTTGTAGGTCACGCCTACTTCCCCGAGTTTGGCATGGATGACAGCGATCAAAAGCCAATGGATGATTTTAGTATGTTCAACTCTAATCCTGCATTGATTGTGCAAGGACCAGTGTACAACAGTAATCCCGTAGCGTTAGATACTACTGCTATTGATCGTGTTGAACAATACCTAAGTCAACATTCTGCAGAAATTGACAGCTTCTTGCAAGGAACTCCGGGCCTAGGCGATCTTAAGAACATATTGTATACCTACGTTAATCAAACACCCAAAGCAAAGCAGTTAGATAATCTAGGCGCACAGAACTTCATGGCTTGGCTTAAATCTAGCAAAGTTAGCACTCCTAAGCAGTCTAAAATAGAACAGCTAACAGTTCAGCACTCTAAGGCGCTTGACGCTATTTTTGGGCTTGTTGGACGTATCATGGACTTAAAAGACCAGGTTATTGCGCAAGTAGAGCAAGGACAAGGCGAAATATGGGATACACACGGTGAAGGTCGTGTGCGCTATGCGCCTCCGGGTAAACAGTTCGGAAACGTTAAGCTAGTACCGCGCAGACGATGGACTCCGACTTAAATTTAATACGCCAAAAAAGCCCATTATCCGGGCTTTTTTTGTCTTTGTGGTAAATAATAGTACAAAGGCCACAGAGTGTGGTCGACATATACGAGGAGATATATTATGTCAGCAACAACAAGAGTAAACGGCGACGGCCAATTCCTAGAAAGTACACTATACAGTGTATACCAACAAAAAGCAATCTTAGTTACAATCTTAGACAACAGCTCAACAGCAGTTGATTGTTCTTCATTGGACGACGGTGTAGACGAGATGGTTTCATTAGTAGTTAAAGAAATCCAACCTTTGATGTACATCTTGAAAGGTTCTAGCCACAACGAAATCCACGCTATCATTGACGGCCACGCTGTTGATGCAGATACACTACAATTACGTGTTCGTGAAGTAGTAGCAGGCAAGTTAGGCGTTGCAGCTTCTGGTAACGACTCAACAGTAGCAGTTGGTACAACTATCACTGTAGCTTAATTCTCCGGGATGGGAAGACTAAGCACCCTCCGGGGTGCTTTTTTACGACTATATTATAATCGATACATCCTGATTAAATATTATTATGAAAAATACACATTGGAAGGCAGTTATGTTTCTAGCTCTAACATTAATGTTGTTAGGAGCAGGTGTGTCTATGTGGGGTATACATCATCACTTACAATCTATCGCAGTAACAGGACTTGTTATTATTAGCACAGTTTGCGTTAGTTGGTGGTTTTGGGTTATGTTTATTATCCGAACAATGATGTCTCTAAACGAGAAAACAGTAAACAGTTTAGTAGATATACAAGTTGACTTGGGCACAGTAAAAGTTCTTTTAACAGAATACGAGAAGACTAGATAAATAACTTACAGGCAAACAACTTAGGCATAATCATAGAACCCCAACATACACCACTTGGAGAGTGAACATTATGGCTGCATCGCCTACGACAGATTTAGAAAAAACAAGTTTAGAAGCTCACGTTGACCTATGTGCATTAAGATATGCACAATTAGACGACCGCCTTACCAGTTTAGAAGGCAAAGTAAGTTCAGTACACAAAGACATAGTAGAAGGCCAAAAGAGTTTAACCAAAGTTATCATTGGCACAGCAGGCACCGTAATTGCAGGCATTATATCTATTGTTATCGTATTGTTAATGAAAGCAAGCTAAAATACACTATAAAATAAAGCTCTAGTTTATCTAGGGCTTTTTTTGTGGCTGTTAAATACACTAATGATTTACTGCCTATACACCCTTGTTGACATTACTGCTTCCGGACAGTATAAATCTAGAAATGATCTAGAAAGACTACAACAACAAAACTTTGACACTGTGATACAAACTATCGGACTTGCAGGTAACGTTTATTACGAACGACCGCCCGAGTTGCGCCCTGCTGAGATTTTTGGTAATGCAAGCATAAACTGTTGGTACTTCGAATGGCGCATGGAAATTGATCACTTGTTTGAATATAACGGCGATGAGATTGCTCGTTTGAAAGACTTGTTCGAGTTCGTTCCGGTTATTACTGGCTTAACGGAAACTACTAAATTTGAACGCCCAATGTTTAAACTTGGCCACAATATTATTTTCGATTATAAACAATAAATATAAAATAGGCGGGATTGTAACACATTATGTTTTTAAGAGAGTTTAAGGTAGAGAGCATTGTTGACCAAGCTATTTTGTTTCACAAAGAGCTTAATCCAAAGCTATGGCAACAACGCCGACTTCGTCCCGAAGTTCGCTACAAACTCTTAAAAGTTGCTAAACATTTCATCGAATTTATAAACATACCTAGTATACGTCTTAAGGACGTGACTATATCGGGATCAAACGCAGCGTACACATACACTGAAAATAGTGATTTAGATTTACATCTTGTAGTAGATATTCCAGCAGCAGCGCAATACCATCTAAAACCTTTGTTTGACGCAAAGAAGAATCAATATAACTTCAACCATGATGTTAGACTACGCGGTATTGAAGTTGAAGTGTATGTACAACCTAGTACGGATACACATCATTCGGCAGGTATATATTCAGTACTAGACGACCAGTGGTTATCACAACCTAAGCCAGTTAAGGTAACAATTAACGATCGTGATGTAGAGCTTAAGGTACGTAACTACTTAAACAAAATTAAAATGGCGCTAAGATCCCCGGATATCAAAGTGTCGAACATAGTTAAAGATAGAATTAATCGTTTACGTAAAAACGGTTTAGAACGTGAAGGCGAGTTTTCTGTTGAAAACATTGCATTCAAAGTGTTAAGAGCAAAAGGTTACATCGATCAATTGCGTCAGCATATATACGATTTAGAAGACAAGGCAATGAGCCTAGGAGAACAAAATGAAAAGAAATGAAATACTAGGCGAACACAAAAAAGGTACTAAGGCTGTTAAGTATAACAAGAAGCCAGCTAATCCATCTGTAGCTCATGCAAAAGCTAAAGAAAAACTAGCACCTGTTAAACCATTAGAAGAAGAAGGAATATCTGAGATGAGATATAAAAGAGATGCATACCAACGTGATTACGATTCGAGCGTAGCAGGTATGGGCAAGCGTGATAGCCTGGCATATCAGCTAGACGGCGGCGCCAATGACGAAGGGTGGGATGATGAGCCAAGACAGTATCATGCTAAACCACAACAGTCTAAAGGCATGTATTTTTATAATGTTCCTCCTGAAAAAGAACTTACTGCAAAAGCATTTGGTCTAAGACAGACTAAAAGCGGTAAGTGGTACTCTAAAATGAAAACTCCAACTAACGAAAAAGAATTTGGACCTGGTCGTTATTGGGAACCAAAGAATGAAGCAATGGGTGCAGAAGTAGGTAAGATTACTAAAGTTGATCCAGCTACTAAGAAAGCAACATTGACCAAACCTGACGGCAGTTCAATGGAAGTTGACAGTACAGCGTTAAAGCCTACACCTGATGGCAAGATGGCCATGGACACTCCAGACGCTAATGAAATCAAGGCAGGAACTTCTGTAGTAAGTACTGAATCAGCAGACCTTACTGCTATGTTGCGTATTGCAGGTTTAAGATGAAAGTCAACGAGTTGATTAAAGAGTTTGAAGTTTATACCTCAAACGAAGAACAGCAGATGTTAGAGCAGCTTACATATGTTCGACCTCTAAGCAGTTTTAGTGAGCGTGAACAGTTCACAATTGAGAGCCTAATTAGGAAATCTCTGGTAATTAAGTTAGGAGATGTAAATCCTAGAGTAATTGCCAATGAACTATAAACGCCAAGCCAAACAATTAGAGTCGTTCTTAGAAGACGAGTTTAAGAAAAAGATACCTATTGCAGTTTTAC